ATAGTGGATGCGCAGGCAGAGGCGTCTGATACGTCCATGACCCGAAACACCAGGGTTATGTATCTGGTAGCCGAGAACGTCAGCGATGTCTCAGCACTCAAGGAACGCGCCGAGTGGGAGGCCAATATACGCATGGCACGCAGCCGCCAGTATTCTTGCGTTATTGACACCCATACTGTGCGAACTGGCACGCCGTTATGGTTTAACCGTACCGCCATGGTTATCGATGATAACGCCGCCATCAATGAGACGATGCTTATTAAGTCTGTTACGTTCAAGGAGAACCTGAACGAAGGCGTCGAGACAGCCGTTGATTTTGTAGTTGCGAATGCCTATACGCTTGAACTGGCTGCGCCTGTCAGCACACAGGATGCCAACAGTATCGGCGACCCATTTGCAGGCGAACAGCTTACCGGCGACCAGATAAATGAAGCCGCGCAGGAATGGATAGATAAGAGTGCCGACGATAAACTTAACGGGCGGAGCGCCAGATAATGCGGGAACTCCTTACCAAACTAATGAACACCATCACGCAGGCCCGCGTGACTCGTGTGTCGGCTGACACCGAGCGATACCCTTCGGCTCAAATATCCAGCGGAAAAAAGGTATCTGTCACAACGCGATTACTGCCGTATCCGCTAATCGGCAATCCAACTGCGGACGCGCTCGGCGTAAAATTCAACCTGCAAGGCCAAGAGCAAAACTCGGCCACCATATTCCACGACCCAAAGCATCGCTTGACCGGATTGAAAGAAGGCGAGGGCGGCATCCATAACTCACTAACCGGCAGCTATATTTTATTGATGGCAAACGGCGATATTAAGATGGTGTCGCTGAATGACCTCGTTGCGCAGATAACCGGTGACGTGCTGAACACCATCACCGGCAATGTAACTAATACCATCACTGGCGACTTAACAGACGCCGTTACCGGAGACATCATTCAGACGGCAACTAACCTGTCTAGTACCATTTCTGGCACTGCCATGATACAAGCGCCTACGATAAACTTAACGGGGAATACAACTGTAAGCGGCGCATTCGCATGTAATGGCGCTACAGCACAGACGGTTTATTCACTTGGTAACGCGGCGACAACACCCGCTGAAACACAAACGCTTGCTAACAACATCCGTCTTGCATTAATAGCAAATGGCATAGGCACAACGTAATGGCCGAATACACAGACGTAGCTCTTAACACTGATGCGGGTTATTACGACATATCTTTCACCGATGGCGACCTGACAAAGCTGCAAGGGTTCGACACGGCAATATATATCAGCATATTCACAGATGCACGGGCCAGCGAGACACAGATAGAGCAGCCAGAACGGCGGCGCGGCTGGATTGGCAATCTTGGCAATGCAATAGAAATAGGCTCGCTTAATTGGCTATACGAGCAAGCGCGATTGATTAACGCCACGGCTAACGGGCTGGCAGACACCACTCGTACCTGCCTGAAGTGGCTCGTAGATTTTGAATACGCGACGTCAGTTACTGTAACGCCGGTACGTTCTGGCGCCAATACTCTGGACGCCGATATAAGAATAGCGCATCCAGACGGAAGCGTGGAAAGCAAACGAGTATCATTATGGGGATTCACGCCTAATGGCTGAACTAAATCTACCTGCTAACGCGCAGGTATTGAAAGACAGAAACCGCGCCGATATCCAAGAGCAGATACCGGAATCAGATCCTTTTGTCGAAGCAAACTGGATAACAGCGCTTTCTGATTCGAATGCAAACCGTCAATATGATTTTTTCCTACAGCTTGCGTTATTGCGCGAGCAAATGTTCTGGGACACAGCAACCGGTACGTCACTGTCACGATGGGCTAACGTATGGGTTGGACCACCAAACCCTGCCACACAGTCCACGGGCATTGCGTACGCCACCGGCACAAACGGCTCAACTATTGACGCCGGAGAGCAGCTCACAAGTGCAGACGGCATTACATACGAAACCCTAGCAACTGCAACTATCGGCACAGGCACAACAGTTGCGCTGTCACTAACAAGCTCAGGGACAACTGCGACGATGACGTTCGCTGGTTCATGGCCGCTTGCAAACAATCTTGAGGTAACAATATCCGGGGCAAACGAGTCTGCATATAACGGCACATTCCCAATATCTGTTATAAACAATACATCGTTCACATATACGCTGCCAAACTCGACAACGTCACCCGCTACTGGAACTATTTCAGCATCAACTACTGCGGCTGCATTATTCTTGCAGTCAGTTGATTTTGGCGAAGATACAAACCAGGATGCGAACACGCTGCTAACATTCTCGAATACGATTGCAGGCGTTGATAGCGTAGCGCAAGTTACTTATGACGGCATCGGCGGCGGTTCAGATATCGAATCTTCTACCGACTACCGTGACAGAATGCTCGAAAGAGTTCGCGGGTATCTTGCTTTTTTCAGTGTTGATACCATCAAGACATTCATTCGCGACAACGTATCAGGTGTTACTAAGGTTTGGGTATTCACGCCAGACGATTCGCAAGGCGGGGACCCTGGCCAGACTATTATTTACTTCATACGCGGAAACGATGACAGCATAATACCGAACGGCGCCGAAGTTCAGGAAGTGAAAGACATCATGGACGCGCAACAGAAGCCTGCGCACATGGCAAGTGCTGATCTGATAGTCAATGCCCCGACTCCGGTTACAGAGGACTTCACATTCAGCGCCATATCGCCAGATACTGCCACCATGCGCACTGCCATTGCTGCGAATCTTGCCGCATATTTTCTTGACGGCGGCGATGTTGGTGTAGCAGTTACACAGGACCAGTATCGGTCTGTTATCCAGAATACATTTGATACAGAGACTGGCGCATCACTGGATACGTTCACGCTAGACTCGCCTGCCGGATCGTTAGGAGGTAATCCAGGTGAGCTTGTAATACTTGGTGCGGTGAACTTCCCGTGAGTGATTATCTTCCTTTATTTAAATCGCACACCGTAGAGGAGCACGCGCAGTCACACGCTGACTATATGCCTGAAGGCAAGCTATGGCGTGGCAAGAATATTGTTGATTCAAAGCTGCGCGACTTGCTGCGCGGTTTTGGTGCGTCATCGAAGCGTCAAGAGGAGGCGTTAAGCGCATTCTGGGATGAGGTATTTGTTAACACCACGGAATCGTTTATCAGTGACTTTGAGCGCGCTCTGGGTATTCCGGACGATTGCTTTGGTATCGCAGACACATTGGCGGGAAGGCGGCGTAATTGCCTGCTCAAAATGGTATCGCTGTACGTTGTAACCGAGCAGGATTTTATTGATCTTGCAGAAGAGCTTGGCTATACGATAACGATTACAAGGCCTGTGGACGATGCTTTTCCGCCGTACGATGTGCCATTTACTCCTGTTGACTTGAAGGCCGCAAGGTTCACTTGGATAGTCAACGGGGCAGATATAGTTGTATCAGCTCCACCTTACGACGTTCCGTTCACACCGGGCGCTGTATTGGAAACCGCAAACATAATGCAGAGATTATTCCAGAAATTAAAGCCTGCGAATACATCATTGCAATTTTTAAATTCTTAACAAGAGGAAAACAACATGGCAGCTTCAATTGATGTATGGGTAGATGGCTCGGCTCCACAGTGCGGAGCGTCAGACTTAAACGGCTTCAAAAACGAAAACAACAACGCTATCGTAGCGGCTGGCATGGCGCTTGATACTGGCGACAATACGCAGACAGCACGCGCTATGACTGTGCACGCAGCTGCTGGTGATTATTACACCGACTCAGGAGCGGCAAACGCTTATGTCGCTACTATAGCAGCGGCTGGCGTTGCGTTCTATGCGATACCATCGGCTGTCGGATACTTTGCTGGCATGCGCGTACGCATTGTCCCATCGAATACCAATACGTCCACAAGCACCATAAACGTGTCCGGACTTGGTGCAAAAAATATATTTAACAATGGAGCCGCGTGTATAGGTGGTGAGCTGCAAGCCGGATACGAGGCGACACTTGTATACAATGGCACTGAATTTGACATTACCAGCGTTGAGAAAAACGTCCTGTTATCTGGCAATTCATTCGATGGTATCGTTGATATCAGCACAACGCCTTACACGTTCCTTGCAGCCAATGCCGGTAAGTTGCACTTTTCAAGCGCAGCTGCGGCTGCTACAACTATGCCAGCTATTGCAGGCGTTACAACCGGCACTGCTTACTATTTCGTTAACTATCTGGCTACCGATGTCACTATTGCACGCGATGGCGCCAGCACGTTTGCCGGTGTGAACGGAAGCACTACATCTATCACAGTCGCACCGTATAGCGCTGTGACGATTGCGAAGTCAGCGGCGGCGGTTTGGAGCGTGTTCGGTCTGCTAGCGAATAATTCTATAAGTCGGCGCGGAAGCCCAGCGGCACAGACTGTAACTGACTTCACCGATACTACGTACACATTCGCTCACGGTATTATCGTTGCGCCTTCGATTGTTACAGTTAAACTAACTTGTGTTAGCACGGACGCAGGTTATGCCGTCAATGACGTTGTAATTATCGCGCCGTATGCTCTAAGTAACGAAGGATTCTCGATGCTGATAACAACTACAAACGTAGTGATCAGGTTTCCATCTGGCGGCTTTCAACTTGCCAACAAAGGCGGCGGCGGAACTACTGCGCTATCAGCGGCTAGCAAGTGGGAATTAAGTATTGTGGCGTTTGCGTAATGACCTGCACCGACTCAACCATCACGATTAAAAAGGGCGCGACCTTTGCGGCATTGTGTACATATAAGGTTGATGGCGTGCCTGTATCTGTTGCGACGTTTACAATCACAAGCCAGATACGCACATCGGCTGGCGACATAGTTGCAACACTAACGGCTGTAAAAATACCAGCGAATAC